TGCTGCCATGAAGGGTGACAAGTGGTATAACAACACCGACAGTTCGATTGACTACTTCGACACCGCTTGGTATAACGATATCAAGATTGGTGAGTGGAACAAACCTGTGGAGATTGTGTAATGACTAAGATTGACGCACTAACGAAGACTCTGATGGGTGAGAAGACTGAGAAGGTGGCTGTGATACACGCTGCCTTTGAGGATGCACCTACCACGGTTGCATTTGTTGAGATTGAGGCAGCACTACCCCTACGGAAGAAGTTGGAGATTGCATTCGTCAAGACCAACACGATTACTGAGGCATGGTGGCGCAATGATGGAGTTGAATACCTTGCACCCGAAAAGACTTGTCGCAGCACAAGCGTTGGTGATATGGTCCTGATTGGTAAGGATAAATATGTATGTGGAATGATGGGTTGGAAGACCCTAGATGGTGAGGAAGTACGATGATGAAAGCACTATTGGTCGTAATGACTATGACAGGATCAGAGTATAACGTAAATATGCCTGATATGCAAACATGCATGGAACAAGCAAGAGTTGTTTCATCACAGGGCATGGCAGCAGCTGAAACTCTTTGTATACCTAGAGCAGATGAGAGTGCAAGGGTCAGAGAGATTTTTTCTCTATTTGGAAACTTGATACAGGAGATGCAAACTAATGAATTGGGATCGTCTTATAGCAAATGCAAGAACGGCACTGGACAATTGTGTAATCAGTAGGTCAGAGTGGGGCGTACAGTACTGGTCTAATGTCCTAGCGTATCTACTGCGACAGGGACAACGCCTGTCATGATTACCCTCACTGACTCAGCAAGAGACTATCTCAAATCAGTCAGCAATGGCGACTATGTGTCCCTCGGCGTAAAGGGTGGGGGATGCTCTGGTATGCAATATGTATGGGACTTCTCCAAGAACTGGCCAGACGTTGATTGGTCAGACCCTATTGACGATGTGCTGGTGGTTGACCCAATGGCTGAACTGTATGTGATTGGGTCAACGATTGACTATATATCAGAACTTGGGGGTAGTTTCCTCAAGATTATCAATCCAACCGCAAAGTCGAGTTGTGGTTGTGGAGAGTCCTTTAACACATAAAAGAGTAATTATGAAGAATAAACACATTGTAGCACATATGAAGTCTGCATTTAACTACGCTGAGTGCAGCACTGCCGAGAAACTCAAGGTGGGATGTGTGCTGGTCAAGGATGACCGCATCATCTCTATCGGGTACAACGGTATGCCCGCCGGATGGACTAATGAATGTGAAACACTTTCATTCTTTACAGAAGACGGCAAGCAACTCCCCTCTCAAGTTCTGGTGACCAAACCAGAAGTTCTACATGCAGAAGAGAACGCAATCACCAAGCTCGCAAGGAGTACTGAGTCAGGTGAAGGTGCTACAGCATTTATTACACATGCACCTTGCCTTTCTTGTGCTAAACTGTTATACTCATCAGGTATAGTAGAGGTGTATTATGTACACGAATATAGAGACACGGCGGGGGTTAATTTCCTCAAAAAATGTAAAATAGGAGTAAATCATTATAATGCAGACAATTGAACGAACAACTTTATCCGAGCTTGTAGGTAATGAGCAGTATGCACGAAAGGTGCTTCCCTTTATACGAGGGGAGTATTTTTCTGACCGTACTGAGCGTATCGTATTTGAAGAGATACAGAAGTTCGTAGAGCGATACAATGCACTACCTACCAAGTCAACTCTGGAGATAGAGATTGACTCACGCCGTGATCTGAACGAGGGTGACATCAAACGTGTCCTTACTGTGGTTAAGGAACTGGAAAACGACAAGGATGTGAACTTTGATTGGTTAGTGGACACCACAGAGAAGTTCTGCAAGGATAAGGCGGTATACAATGCTATTGTTGAAGGCATACAAATCATTGATGGAAAGGATAAGACAAGAGGTCCAGATGCTATTCCAAGCATTCTCACAGATGCCCTTGCTGTGGGTTTTGATAATTCTGTTGGCCATGATTACCTGTTGGATGCAGATGCCCGATTTGAGTATTACCACACGATAGAGGAGAAGATACCATTTGATCTGGAATTCTTCAATCGTATCACCAAGGGTGGACTTCCACCCAAGACACTGAACATCGCCCTTGCGGGTACTGGTGTGGGTAAATCCCTGTTCATGTGTCATATGGCAGCCAATTGTATGAATCAGGGTAAGAACGTCCTCTATATCACACTGGAGATGGCGGAAGAACGTATCGCAGAGCGGATAGATGCAAACCTGATGAACGTGTCGATGGAAGATTTGTATGATTTACCCAAGACAATGTATGATTCCAAGATAAATAAGATCATCAAGGAGACAAACGGACAGCTGGTCATCAAGGAATATCCTACTGCATCCGCACATTCCGCACACTTTAGGGGACTAATCAAGGAACTCGCTATCAAGAAGAGTTTCAAGCCAGATATCATCTTCATTGACTATCTGAATATCTGTGCATCATCACGATTCAAGGGACAAGCAAATGTCAATTCTTACATGTATATCAAATCGATTGCTGAGGAGCTTAGGGGACTTGCAGTTGAGACTAACGTCCCAATTATGTCGGCAACACAGACCACTCGATCAGGATTCAGTAATTCCGATGTGGGCCTTGAGGACACATCTGAGTCTTTCGGTCTACCAGCTACGGCTGATCTCATGTTTGCGCTCATCTCTAATGAGGAGCTTGAAGCAGTTTCACAAATCGCAGTCAAACAGTTAAAGAATCGGTATAACGATGTTAACGTCAATAAACGATTTGTCATTGGTATTGACCGTTCAAAGATGCGCCTGATGGACCTAGATGAGAGCCAACAGTCAGGTCTTGCAGATAGTAACCAGACAGAAGAGAAGGATGACTTCGATACCCCCACATTTGACAAGACAGAGTTTGGGACAGGGTGGCAAGTATGACCGACGGCATAGTATGGTGGAAGGTCACGCCTGATAGGTATGAGGAACAGAATGGGAACGAATATAACGTATTAGAGAGGGTGTGGACATGAACAGGATTGAACCAACCACATATTCATTTGTGACAAAAGATGGATATGATCATATGGCTATTATGATGGAAGAAGGTAAGTATAAGGGGGTAGCATGGGGCTATATCAAAATCAACCTACCAAAAGAGAAGAATGGTAAAGCAACTCTATCCTTTGAGTTCGAGATACTGGATAATGCAGGGATCGCATTTGAGGACATAGATGAGAAAGAGCTCATGACCCTCATGGGTGATATTCTCTCTGACCAGATAGATGAACAGCTAGAGACAGGCAGGGTGAAGTTTGCGTGATGAACTTATATGATATGAACAGTGACAATAAATTACTTAAAGGTTACAATAGGGGATGATATACATTTCACCGCCATTTGGCAACTACATTTCCCTACAAGATACAACAAGTATCAGGGGTACATTCACCTACCATCGTAGGAAAGGCCTGATATATCACACATTACGATCATTACGCCCGGTAAGAGGTGGATGGCGTAATCAGATTGGATTTCGTAACAAGGGTATTCATGCAGTTGATATTAACCATGATGACGTATACTCCGTATGCGGGATGAATGAGAATGAGTGGATATTATTGCTTTCTCACATACCCGAATACACTCGACTTGAACTCAACCTGTCTTGCCCCAATGTCCCTACTATTAGCATATCTGATGAGACAATGCAAGCATATTGTGAGAAATTCCCTGACCTGATCGCAAAGGTGCGCTATGACATACCGAATACGGATATAGACAAATTGATGGGCATGGGCGTGAAAACAATACATTGCAGCAATACTATACCCACATCTAAGGGCGGTATATCAGGGAGACAACTCAAAGAGGTCAATCTACCCAACATAGAGAGGCTTGGGAAGACATTCACAGGAAGAATTATTGGCGGGGGGGGAATATATAATAAACAGGATATAATAGATTATAGAAACGCTGGAGCATCAGATTTCTCTATATCCACCGTATATATCACTAAACCCTGGCATATTAAGGAAATATATGATGAGATTAGTCAAGGGAAATAGCTTTATATCTCTCAAGGACTATAGCAGGGGTGATATTCTTAGCGTCATGCAAGGAATATCAACATATGATGACCAGAATCTGAAACGATTCATTCCCAACAAGAAGAAACTGATTGCCAATCTATTCTATGAACCCAGCACCAGAACTAGCTCATCCTTCTATGCAGCTGCAACATACCTTGGATATGAGGTACTGAGCATCAACAATGTCCAGTATAGCAGTGTCGCCAAAGGTGAAAGCCTAGAGGATACAATAAGAACACTTGCATCATATGTGCATTGCATCATTCTGAGACATTCAGAAGAGGGCGCAGCGTTTCTCGCTAGCCTAGTAAGTGATGTGCCAATCATCAATGCGGGAGATGGTATAGGAGAGCATCCCACCCAAACCCTGCTGGATTTGTATACGATATACAAGGAATTTAATAGATTAGACCGACTCACAGTGACGCTGATGGGTGATTTGAAGTACGGAAGAACCATTCATTCTCTTGTACAAGTTCTGAACATGTTTGATGTGCATATCAATCTGATAGGACCGGATAATCTGATGCTTCCGTCCCAATACTATAAGAAAGAATATATAGAAAGTACAGTTCTCACAGAGAATGTCGCAATGTCCACAGACGTATTGTATATCACCAGAGTACAAAAAGAGAGGGGTGCAGTAGGAAATTACGCATTTACAGAGAAAGATTCCAAGAATTTATCGGATAAATGCATAGTGATGCACCCATTACCACGCAATGAAGAGCTCGGAGACTGGTTTGATTCAGACCCTCGAGGCCGCTATTTTGAACAGATGAGCAATGGATTAGCAGTAAGAAAGTATTTACTAGGAGAAATATTAGGATGAAATACATAAAAGGTCTTGACAAATAGATAATAACCTGTTATACTCTGTAAACAATGTCACTGATGAGTTTGTGAAATCCAAACGAATTTATAGAAATGGAAGTATAATGAAACTAGAAATTGGAATTTATGATTTAAGCTGCGATGCGCCTCACTATTGGATGCTCGGAATTTACAGTGATGTGCATTTGTACGGTAGTCGTATGTATGCGGTGTGTTTTTTTAAATGGTATATTGGTGTTGTTATATAATGATTGATAAAGACCATATAATCGCTAACCTAAGAGAAGTATTTGATCCTGAGATCAGCATCAATGTATATGATCTAGGCCTGATATACGATATCGATATAGACCAAGAAAACAAATGGGTTAAGATAACACATACATTGACATCTGCATTCTGTGGATTTGCGGATATTATAGTTCAAGACATATCAGCAGCAGGATATAAGAATCAAGAGATTAATCATGTAGAAGTGATTACCACATTTGATCCTCCATTCACTATGGACAGTGTGTCAGAAGAAACAAAGATGATGATGGGCTGGTAAGTGATGGGTAAGCATAAACACCATATCATACCAGTATATCATTGTAAGGAGTTAGGTATAGACCCTGACTTTGATGAGAACATCGTAGGTGATATAACGTACTAGAGAGGGATGGAAAAGTATGAAAAAACGTATACACATCAATATGCATATCATAAGAAAGAACAATAAGACAGGGGAACGCAATCCTGTTATAACATGCAAAACATCAAAGGGTAATACCTATGGCCATAAGGTAAGAATACATGGGGATAGTGAAGTAATATACTCGCCAGATAAACCCCTTTCATGTGGTGCAAGGGTATGGGTAGAGACAGACTCATCAGTAACAGTAGACAATATAGATATAGAATAGAGGCGTTTCTGAGAGGGAAGAATATTCTTCCCAAGTGAGAGGGATGAACAATCATCCTTTGCGGATAACATCTCCCATGATATCCCAGAATATCCCATAATTACCCAATTCAAATAAAGATTAAAATAAACATGATATAGTTCTGTGCAGAGGGGATTAAAGTCTCCCATGTATCGGCATTTATTCTCCCATACCCCTCATATTACCACGGAGAACCCCCGCCAGTGACCGTTAACTTACACATGACACTCCTGTGTGTACTTTAAAGTTATCCTCTCAGGCCCTCTCCTATGACCTCCCTAAATTAATTCAGAAATATCACAGAAAGTCCTTGACAATCCCTTGACAACCTGTTATACTCTGCTTGTAGGATGGTTAATGAGACATATAGAGGTATAGAGAATGTTTAAAGTGATTAGATATCTTCCCAGATCAGTTCAGTATTGGCTGGGATACGCCGCTGGATACATTGGTAGATACACCAAGTAACCATATATGGTATGCGTCATTAAGAATCCCCCTGTGTATGAGAGCAGTACACACAAGATATTGATATTGAAGGAATATGAGCTATGAATAAAGAAGAATACAGAGAGATGTATGCAGAGTATTGCATGGAGAG